ACGGACGTACTTCTTCTTGCCACGAATGTCCTGACAGCCCCTGTAGTAGTTCCACAGATACGTGATCTCCCTGGCATTGGCAGAATGAACAGCAAGTGCCTCTTCCAGCACCTCACGGACGTTATCAATCGTGATCTCATTCGCCGTTGTCAGAATCTTTCTTCGTCCTGTAAGACCGTTCTTCGGAAGGTACGGCAATTCCTTGACGATGTAATTTTCAAGTGTCATGTCATGCGTAACCTCCGCATTCTTAATGTGCAGATTTCCACTGCTCTGCTTCGTTTCATCAAACGGCACACATCAGGATTCCTAAGAAATGAAAGGTAAAGGAGTTGCAAGAAACGGAAAGTCCTAGCAAAAGCATGAAGAAAGGCAAGAAGGATCTTTTTAGTTCCTGTGTGTGTCAGCAGCCATGTTGCTTTACGAAAGGAGGACACCCTCTATGAGCGGGGGCAGCAGAGCAGGAAATCATTCAAAACCGCTCTGCCATGTCAAGAGAAAAGAAAAACAAACAAAAAAAGGCCAGCCCATAGGTTTCCCTATGAACTGACCCGTAATGGTCTATACCGTTACCGTGATGTAACGATCACATCATACTGCTTCCTGCTGCTCGTTTCCCAAATAACAAGATGCCCGTTCATCACTCGCATCTCTACGCCCTTACCAGCGGTAAGGATTGCCTCGATCTGCTTAACGGCAGTCGGTGAAAGTTGAATCTCTGTTCTCACTTATTTCACCATAGCCCTTATTGAATTATCCGCAAGTCACAAGTGGGTGTCTTACCCGCTTGCTGCACATGACTTGCTATACAGTGGCGCATCCCCATACATATAGTCAGAAGATACAACCCTGCCCTTATAACATAGCATATTTTGTGGTTTTTGTCAAGATGAATTAACGAGCATTTTCGAGTATTTAAGAGAATTTAAGAGATTTTTAATGATTTTAGAAAGGTCTGCTGAACACTTCAGCCTTTGCAATGGAATTCCCAGATACATAGTCAATACACATGGCGCATACGTCTGGTGCATCATCGTGCTTCGCCTGTTTTCCGGTAAAAGTAAAGGAAAACAGATTCTGCATAAACTGACTGTACTCCTTCGTCCTGTTCCCTTCGGCAAGGAAGACCATCCGCTCCCTAATATCCGGCGCACAGGATATGATCCTGTCTCTCTTCCCCATTCCTGTAAAATGACTGGTATTGATCGTCATATTAATGCGGATGTTCTTCTCTTTTAATTTCTTGTCTATATCCTCTCCATAAGATGCGGTCATCTTTGTACCTTCAATCTTCATGGCAGTTACTCCGTACTTCTCAATGGCAGCAACGATCATCGGCTGAGTGATCGTCTTGTCCGCATTGCTGAAGACAACCGCAGGGATGAACAAATCATGGTCATACTGATATGCAACCACAGCTGCAACGTAATCCCCTCCTCCCCAGGATGGGTCAACAACCATGAACACACGATCAGGAGGCACATCTGGAAGGACACCGTTGAAATATCGCAATTCCGAAGGATCGAAAACAGATCCATCTCTTTCTATCGGCTCACCTTGGTACTGCGCCAGCCAAGATGCCGTATCAGAATTTCGCTCAAAACTGGCTCTTCTCTGCTTATAATAATCAGTAGAGAACCCTACTCCATACAGATAGTCAAAGTTGCTCTCGTCCTGTTCATCCAGTGCCGGAATATTAAGAACCTTCCATCTTCTATCCTTATACTTCTCGTCATTCTCTAACAGATCTATGCGCTTCCCTTGAGGGTCAATTATCGACCACCTGGTTCCTATCCACAAAACTTTCGCAGTCTCTTTCGCCCTCGGCAGCATATTATTATCTACCTTCGACCATACTGCCGTCAGCCTATCTTTGCTCATCGCCTCCTCAATGCCAGACACAAGGTCATCTCCAACGAGATATCCGTTGCAGTCACACGCACCATTCAGCGTTCCGTAAAGTGATCGCCCTGTGAAGGAGGCATACCTCTTCTTCCTGTCCAGATTTATCAGCAGATCCTTCGCATTCGTGGATGCGACAACAGCAGACGGGAAGATATCTCCATAAGCATATGTCACGCTGTCTCCAAGGATCTCCAAGATGCCGTTATACAACACTCCCACAACACTATCAGTATAGGAACAGTAAAGGTTCGATCTCTCTGAATTGCGCCCCATGACCCAGAGGAAGAACATCATCATCAGTGTACTTTTCCCAGCTCTCGGAGGGCATGACAGAAGCAACTCATCCAGCTTATCGTCTTCCATATCTTGCATCGCATGGCATATCGTTAACAACTTGCTTCTTCTAGGCAACCAGAACTGCTCACTCAGCTTCCTGTTCCTCTCTAACGCCCTCATGAAGCAGTCAAAATTCACCGGTGCATCAAATACCAACACCTTGTTATATAACTCTAACGCCTCTTCGCCACTGCCGTTTTTGATATGCCAGGATGCATTCTTCCTGATCTCCCATGTCAGCAAATGATCCTCCGCATCCCTCGCCAACTCAAACGCATCCTTTAACGCTGACAGATCCGCTGCGCCCCTCTTAACCAGCTTCTTCTCTAACGCTATCGCTGCTTCTCTATCCACTCAATCACCCCAATTTATACTGGAAATATTCCGCAATCTATGCTACACTACATTTAATATACATTAGGAGGATCCGATCATGTCAAAACGTATCCAATGCCCAAGACTAACGTGCCGCAGCAAAGAATGCGTACCACTAACAGACTCCAAAAAGTTTAGTGCAGGAAAAGGACTTCTCGGAGGCGCAATCGGTGCTGTCACTCTCGGCCCGGTCGGACTCGCAGCTGGCGCACTCTCCGGCTTCAACGGCAAAAAGAAAGTCAAAATGATGTGTACTAAATGCGGTCACGTTTTTGAAGTAAAACTCTAACCAACCTTAAATCAGCAAGACCTTCTCCACAAGGAGAGGGTCTTTTTGTTTTTTTCAGAATTTTTAAAGTCCTATTTCTTCTGCTAGCGCTTTCGCTCTCATGTCAAACGCTATCTTTAAAGCATGATCTTTATCCTTTGCAAGCACCAAGCATACAAAGTTCCCATGCTGGTCAAACCTATATCCGTTCCTCTTATCACTGTCTCTTGAATAAAGAAAATCATTTTGATAGGCATAATCGACTTCGCCACTCTTCAGTATGGTAATGTAATAAGAATATAAAAGGTTCTCATCCAAATAATTATCAGTGTCATACTCTTCTATATTCGCCGGATCCCATTCTTCATCAAAATGCTTCCTGATCACTTCCGCTCTCTCGGCATCAACTGCTACCCCACAGATATGATAGTCAGAGTATTCGCCCTTTGTAATTACATATACCTTCATTCGTCCTTTACGCCTCCTATGCCATCTTTTAAGATCATCTCTATCCCTCTCCTGATCAATTCACCCTTCGTAATCCCAACCCTCTCGCAATACCTTCTCAGCCTCTTCTCCATCTCTTCATCCAGCCTGATGCTATATTTCACATCCTTCCGGTTTTTCACCCTCGGTCTGCCAACGTGCGCACTCACTCTCTCAACGCACCCCCTTTGCCACACCATTATATTATAAGTGTGGCATAAAGGCAATGCTAACACACCCCCTTCCCCCTCTCTGCCGGAACATGGAACAACAAGGGACATAATTTCCCTATATATTATTTTCAATTCTACTCTATGCCATCAGATTCTTAAACGCCCTTTAAAAGTTTTATATAATTTTATGTTCCCTTTGTTCCACTATATTATTTTAATAACTTATTACTATAAAAAAGTATGTAATATTAAATAATATAATAAAATATGGTAACTTTTTAAGCGTCAACATAAGTGGAACAAAGTCGGAACAAAGTTTGTTCCATGTTCCATAATCAACCAATTTCTACTACTTTTTGTCCCCAATCACCCAATCTTTGACCATTCCGCCATCTCCCAGTCAAGGGTCTTTTTTCTTTGCGGAGTGTTTTTGGCACCAACCCAGCCACCCAGCCAGGCACTCCCCTCCCCCACCGGTGTCTATTTCCTACCTCTCTGGTGGGTTTATGGGTTTACATAATGATGTTAACATCGCCATTATATGAAAGATCAGCAAAAAATAGTATCAGATCATTATCAAACAGCCTGAATTGTTGCAAATTAGTTAAAATATCACGTAAAATAGTTCGTGTTTTGTAGAAAATGCGAACTTATTTGATTAACAGTGTTAACCAATTAATTAATTAACAGCGTTAATTTTTATAGAGTGGAGAACGATCGTTCACATAGTCCGCCCTCCCTCTGCTTCCGAAAGTGAACGCACGTTCACAACGTTAGCAGCATGGCGAGAGATGCAGAAAACAGCCGGAGGGGATCAGGGCAAGAGGTGCGGCGGCTGGTGCGGTGCGGATCCGGTAAACTCCAGGGATCGCACAGGGGGCGCAGAGGCGAGGGCGTGGCCTGTGTCCTTCCCTATTATGGAATAGTGGCGCAGACGGCACGTAAGGCGCACAGGATACCACAGAGGGCGAAGGAAGCACAGGAAGCAGATCAACAGATCAGGAACGGCAGAAAGCCCTGGAAACGCAGAGAGCCGAAGGAGCGCAGATATTCCCATCCTTAGAGAAGAAGACGGCGAAGCCGTCCACAGGGCGCAGAACACGCACAGAGCGCAGAGGCGCAGAAGACACCCACGTTATAGAAAGAGGAGGAGCGAAGCGACACAGCGCAGCGTGAAGCAATTCATATATAAATAGGAAGGAAGCTCACCGGATGCCGAAGGAGAACAGAGCGGATCGAAGCGCAGAAGGGGCGAGGTCAGAGGCTGGAGCGGTTGAAGCGGTGTTGAAATTGTACAGATTGCACAGTTTTAAGGTGCTGATTTTGTGCAAAACGTAGAATTAGCGGTTAAACCATCAAAATCAGCGGTTAAACCGAAAAAAGTTGTTGACAGCGGTTAAACCGAAGCGTATAATACGGAACCATGAAGAGCGGTTAAACCGACTCGAAAACGAAAAGGAGAAAACGAAAATGATGTACCCAGAATTTGAAGAAAGAACCGGCTACCAGCCAAGCAGCGAAGAATACAGCCTCATAGAAGAGAGCTATTACAACTTCGACGGAAACAAAGACGAGTTTTGCAAAGAGTGGCTCAAGTGGAAGAAGTCCGGAGCCTGGGAGAGAGAAGCAAAGATAATCAAAACCTATCTCGCAACAACAGAAGTACAGGACGCTGAACTCCAGGTTCTCAGGCAGTACAGGGATGACGCAAACAAAGTGATAAACGGCCTTAACGAAAAGATCGAGCAGATCAATACAGACTGGCTCAACGATCAGAATATGAGAATCAGAGATTACAACCAGGTAAAGCAGCAGGGAGACGAAGCAAGGGATCAGGTCAGAAAATTACAGGCAGAACTTGAAGCCAAAGACAACGAGATAATCAAGCTGAAAGCAAAACTGTATGATCTGATGACGAAGTGAACAGGGCGGTTCTCAGGGGTTGATCCTTAAAGCCCCTAACCAACCCGGAAGGGTATAATTTAAAAGTCGAAAGGAAAATCTACCATGTACACAATGACAGTAAATCCCCAGTTTAACAGCTTAGAAATCAGCTTTGACGGGAAACCGTCCGAGGCAATCCGTGAGGCTCTTAAGTCTCTCCGCTTCCGCTGGCATAGCGTAAAAAAAGTTTGGTATGGATACGCCACAGAGGAAGCAACACGGGCAGCCATTGAAGGAAAGCCGGAGAGCAAGGCAGAAGTCAAGGCAGAGAAGAAAGCCACGCAGAAAGCCACGAAGAACGCAAAGAAAGCCACAACAGGCACAGCGCAGGATCACATCAAGATTTATTGGAACGGGATCAAGGTTGACGGTGGAAAGTTGATCAGATGCTGGTATAGCCTCAATAATAATAGAGAGAACGCTGACAGCGTGTCAATTTGCGCCCGTGATTATGATGATCTTCCTCGTGATATCCTCCCCGTTGAGAATGGAACGGACATCTATACTGACTATTTTGAAAAAGATCATGCATATATCACGCCAGAGCATCCCCTATTCAAGTATTTTCAGTTTATGGCAGTCAAGACTCGGATTAAGGAACTCAAATCAAATCGTTCCCACTATGAGGAAGAACTCAAGCAGCCGGAGCGGTGGA